ATTTTACCATATCTTGTTGTCATCAAAAATTGAAAATTAGCATATGCTTTTACTTCGCGATACCAAAAAGGAGCTGAATATTGTTTCCTCATAATCAAAAACTTTTCTTGATCTGTCGGATGTTCTTTTTTACCCCAACTATGTGTTTCGGGTTGAGACCAAGCAAACTGTTGTTTGCGAGTTGGTCTTAATGTATGATAATCAAGTCCAATTGGAATACGTGTAATTTTTGAATGATCTAAAATACAGTTTTGAGCAAACCAATGAGTCATCAATGGATGATTTAGTAATATATCTGCTTCTTTTGAAATATCATCTGGTATTGTCCAATCGGAGTTGTTTGTTAGCAAAATAAATGGTCGTGTTAATTTTGGTAATACTTTATTTACAAAATTAGGAATAGCTTGTGGGCAAACATGTAGAATATTATTATCCTCCTCAATGTTATCGTATAAAGCTGGATTTAATCCATCAAAATCTGAAATAGGAATTGGAGCTCTTCGTTGGCAACTTTTTAACAACCCAAATGATCCTACATATTTACATGATAGTTCATCCATTTATAACTTTTGAATGATACATTGAGAAAATGTATTTTCTCTATTTATTATTTTAATTTTATCACTATACTCTTCTAGAAATCTATCAATTCCTAATCTTGTTTCCGGCCAATAGCTGACAAAATAAAAATAATCATCAAAAACTATATATCCTTCAGATTTTACTTTATTAAATGCCATGATTCCATCTCTATACACATATTCAGTTTCATGGTTTCCATCAACAAATATAATGTCAAAGAAATTGTCTTCAAATGTTGGTACTATGCTATCCGAGAATCCTCTATATACCTTGAATTTACCAAAATGTGGGGATCTTCTGATATTTGCATTAAATGTTTCCCAACCAATCTCTTGTTTCCCCTTGTATTCCTTATATTCATCGTAATCAGTCCAAGGATCTACGCAATAGATAGAAGATTCGCTATGTTTACAGAAAGAGTTAGCAATATGTAGAGCATTTCCCCCATCTGCCACTCCAATTTCCAAGTATTTAATTGGTATATTTCGCATAGGAATGTATGGCGCCCAGTTTATGCCTGGATCTCTGTTGTAATAACGACCTGTAAAATTTGGAGGTTTACTTTCAATATTTGTATCCTTTTTAAACTTTTTTGTCCAAATATAGCTCATTTTACATTTCACTAACAAATGAAATCGTATTTACGAACTCATTTGTTAAAAAATTATTTAAAAATCAAAAATTACTAGGCAACAACTATACCTCAAGCTTAGTTGCTGTAAGCGAGGCCACCCATACCGGACATCACGCGGAGCACGTTGTAGTTGAGCGCATAGACGCGTACCTGGGCAGTACGAGAGCCAGTGACCGTGTTGAGGGACACAGTGAGCTGGAGAGTCGCCTTGTCGATACGAGAGAAGTTGCAAGTGCCGGAAGGCTGGTGCTCCTCAGGGCGGAGGGCAAAGCTGTACACGTTGATACCAGTGCTGGGGGTACGGCTGTGGTGCTGGTAGGGCTGGACACGGTCGAAGTAGCTGCCCTCACGCTCAGTGAAGCGGTCCTGGCCGTTGAGCTGGAGCTTGGCGACCTCCACAGGGTTCTTACCCTCGCAGCGCACACCGGAGTCGAGGATGACCTTGGCGAGTAGGTAGTTGACACCAGTCTCGAACTCGGGCTCGATAGAACCAACGGAACCCTGGGTATCCACACCGAGGAAGGCGGAGGATTGGGTGGCGGCAGGGCCTAGCTGAGTGCCAATCGCGCTGGCGAAGGTGCCAGAAGTGTTGGGCGCAGCCGCAGTGTTTCCGCTGGCCTGAGACAAGAGGGACATGATTAGACCCTCAGTGCTGAAGTCATCGGAGTAGTTGAAAGGCTGGGGACCGCCGATGGAAGAGATCCACACAGGGTTGCTGCAGTCAACGAAGGAGTCGCGCTGGACCACCCACTGGAGTTCCTTGACGGGGTGGTTAAAGTTGAGCTGGATCTTGTTGCTAGAGCTGGTGATGCTCTCAGCGCCAGTGTACTGCACCTGCTCGATGAGGTACTCGTGGCTCTGCTGGGCGAAGCGGCGGCGCTCCTCAGTGTCGAGGTACACGTAGTCAACATAGAGGGAGGCAGCTGCGAGGGACTGGGCCGCGGACGCAAGAGGGACACCAACAGTGGACTCAGTGTACTGGCAGTTCTGCCACGTCTCAAAGTCAACGTTGATGCGCACCTCGTGGTACTGGAGCGCAATGAGAGGCACGGCCAAACCAGGGTTGCGGCAGAACCAGAACTGGAGAGGGATGTAGAGCGTCTTGGCGGGGGTACCGGAGCGGGGCACGCAAGAGATGGTGGTCTCAGAGCTAGAGCAGGTCGCATCTAGCGCAATACCACCAGTGCGCTTCATGAGCACAAGGTCGTGGGTGTTACCAACGAGGGAGTCTAGAGCAGCCACTACACCAGCATCCGTAGATAGCTGGGTCCAGATCTGCATCCAGTCACCATACTGGCGATCAATGCGCTGACCACCGATCTCAACCTCAACCTGCTTGATGAGGCGGTGACCGATGTAGTTGAGCCAGCGGAAACCACCAATACCCGTGATGGCACTTCCAAACGTTCCGCTCGAGGGAGTTAGGTCAATCTGGGGGAGCACAACCTGCACGTAGCTCTTGTACATTAGATCAGCGTTACGGTTGATCACAGCCGTTACACGCTTGTTGAAGTCGGCCTGACCGTTGAAGGTAACCTCAATGGACTCCACCGCGAAGTTGGTGTGACGCTTGTATAGAATCTTCCAGAAGGTAATCTGGGGGTTGCCAGAGATATAAATATCCTGTGCACCATAGCTGACAAGTTGCATAAGACCACCGCCCATTTCTGTTTATGATCCTTAGCAAGAAAAAATTTTGTTAGAATAAATGAACGTGCTACTGGTACCCACGAGCAATCCTATTTGGAATATATTCATACGATCACTGGTTATAATGATTGTATTGATATTTGGTTTCAATGTTTCCTTCTACAATGGATATTGGGTAGCAGTTATCCACGATGCTGTTTCTCTACTATTAATTCGGGATATAGTTTAGTGCCCAGTGGATCCAAATCCACCTGCTGCCCGATTATCTGGAGCTGGTGGCAATTCCTCAAGTGTGTCTACAAAAACAATAGTCTTCCAAGGCAACCAATTATACTGTACAAGTTGGAATAATCTCTTACCTTCATCAATCGCATAATAATCAGTATTCACATCTACACAATCAACTTTTGCGATTACTTCACCACGATATCCCATATCAATAAGTCCAATGCTATTTGCTAGACGCAAAGGAGTTGATGATAAAGAACTACGAGGAACCAACATACATGGTGTATGATTCTTGTTGTCATCAAGTGTAGCTACAAAGATCCCAGTATAGATAGGTCTAGCCAAATGCCCACTCGAAAAATAAAATTCATGAGATGGAGTCAAAATATCAAATCCAGAGTCGGTCCATCTACGTGATAAAAGTTGTTCTTTTGCTTGTTCCCGCAACTTCGCATTTGAGATGTAAACATATAGGCTCATCTTACTCTAAGAGACTATTGATAGGTTTAAATAACAGAGTAGCAGAAACAGCGCCTGAGAATTGTGCGATCAAATTATACATCGTATCTTGAGCATCTCCTCTTCCAAGTATATAAGTTGCTAGTGGTCCGAATGGAGTCAAAAATCCAGTTGATATGCCTTTTGTCATCATAAGTGTAGCAAAATAAATTACTCCCATAACAACGGGATCTGCTTCTGTTAACAATTTAGCAGTTACAATAACCAATACGCCTAAGTATTCAATAAAATACTTATACATTTACATTATTTGTAATAAGATGTTTCAAACAAACTGCCTCATACTTATCAATTCCTCCAACATCTACTTGTTGTAGCAATTGGCTATTCAATTTAATAGTATATGGTGCCTCAGTTCCATCTCCACATCTTGAACACAGAGCACAAAGCTTTGTTACCTTATTTGCGTGTGGGATCAACTTTAGAATGTCACCAAATACATTCTGCTTCGCATCACCATCCAATCCAACCACCAGAATGTTTTTGTACATAGATCGAAGCATATAAACAATAAGTGGTTGTAGTCCCTTAAAGAACTGAGCCTCTTCGAATACAATTACATCTGCGTTTCGCATTTCTTGACTTGGATATAGATCATCATTTGTGTCCCACATAATACATGGGGTAGTCTCCTGATTATGTGTAATAAGTACATTCTCAGCAGAATATCGGATATCTATATTTGGCTTCACAACAACCACATTTTTCTTAATAGCTACTTGTCTACGAATATAAGATAGCGCATAAGTTGACTTGCCAGAAAACATAGGACCAACTACGATTTCTAGAGACATTTTTACGTATAACCAATTAAACACTGTTTAATCCATTTTAAATAAATGGAAACAGCTGATGCAGTTATGAGTGGAGTGTTTATTGGTGCTTTTTCTTTGTTTGGAGTTGGAATTTGTGGATATTGTATTTATCGTCAAAAGTTTATGAAGAAGATCAAGCAATCTCGATCTGAACAAAATTTAACAGATTTAGAAAATGCCGAACCAGAATGATTAATGGATATGATGATACGCGATATGTAGACCTGTAGGATAAATTGGTAAATATTCAATTTCGTGATTATCTACTCTACTATCCAAAAATGTTTTTATCCAAGGCAAGTTATAGTCATCAAATAATACCTTTCCATGTCTTTTCATAAATAATCGAATAAAAGCATAATCGCTAATAACTTCTTGGATTGAATGTCCCCCGTCAATATGACAAAAATCAACTGAACTCAAATAGCTCGAATTCGAACAAAGCGATTCTAAAAGAGTTTTCTTCGAATCTCCAAAAATAGTTATTATTTTTGTATTTGGATATAGCGATCTTACATAATCAAGACACGGTTCTGTATACTTATGATGATTAATATCAAAAAGTATATATTCTGCAGTTGGATTGATATCCAGCATTAAAAGAAGACTATGACAAGCATTAATACCAATTTCACAAATGCGAGACTTTGCATATGCAAAAAATTGAATATTTTTAATTTTATGTTCGTTCCGTTCTAACTGAAAGTTTGTCGGATCATCATATTGATTACAAATAAAATTACCTTCAATTGGTTCTCCTATTGTTTTTACAATATCTGCAATATGCAAAAACTGTTGTTTAACTCTATCGTTGATTATCATTTAATTTTAAATATTTGGTTAGTTGAAAATCCATTACTCGAATACAAGCCGAGGAACAATATGCATTGCCTCTAGTTCCTGTGCCCAAAGCTTGACTGCATAAGGAATTGTCTTTTCCTCAAAGTCGGTCTTTGTACCACAGCTTCCGCAATGATAGATTCCTTCCTTTGTATTCATTACTGCGATTGTACCACAATTCTTACAGAACCCAGTTGTGAAAGGATCACTCACATCCATGAGTCGCTCTTTCGTAAACGAAGCAGCTCCATGAGATAGCATACAGTCACGCTCCATCTCACCCACACGCAATCCACCATCTCTGCTTCTTCCTTCGCAAGGTTGGCGAGTTAGAGATACAATGGGTCCATGAGCACGAGAATGCTTCTTGTCGATAACCATGTGCTTGAGTCTTTGATAGAATGTTGGTCCCATAAAGATCTCAGACTGCATCATTTCGCCAGTTTGCCCATTGTACAAAATTTCATTACCATATGGATGCATACCTAGCTCGCTCATTTGCTTTCGTAGCTCCTCAACAGACAAATGTGTGTAAGGAGTTCCATCACCAAGTGATCCTTTCTGCGAACATACTTTGCCAAACATAGTTTCCATAAGTTGGGCAATTGTCATACGAGAAGGCACTGCGTGAGGATTCATGATAATATCTGGTCGCAATCCGGAAGCAGTGTAAGGCATATCCTCTTCATTCAGCATAATTCCACATGTTCCCTTTTGCCCGTGTCTCGAGCTAAACTTATCTCCAATTTCTGGGATTCGTTCAGATACAACACGACACTTAACAAATGGATAACCATCTGAATTCTTATCCTGCCAAACTCCATCGATACGGCAGGTTTCGGTATTCTTATGGCTTGTAGAGGCATCACGATATTGGTAACCATTAGGATCACTCTTGATACTTGATACCTTACCAATTACAATATCGCCCTCCTTAATTTGTGAATTGAGCATAGGTACACCATTGTCTTGAATCGCATGATACGAGGATGTCTTGAAACCTCGTGTATTTTCACGACGTGGCTTGGTAAACTTTTCCTCCTTGCCAGAAGCTACATTTCTGTGCTCCTCATCCTTGTAGATTGTATAATACAGCGTTCTGAAGAGTCCGCGAGTTACAGAGCTCTTATTCAGGATAACAGAATCCTCCTGATTGTACCCACCATAAATTCCAATCGCAACAATAATGTTATCGCCAGATGGCATATCATGCGTGTTAAGGATATTCATAATTCGAGTCTCAACAAATGGCCTCATTGGGCTACATAGAATATAACCATTCTTATCAAGTCGTTTGGTATAATTTCTTGCGAAGATACCCATTGCCTGCTTCCCCATAGCAGATTGGTACGTGTTTCTTGGAGACTGGTTGTGGTTTGATAGCGGGATAGTTCCTGCCATATGCCCAAGTACCAAGCTTGGGTGAATCTCACAATGTGTATGAGATGTAGTTACTTCATTTGGGAACATAGCCACACGAATCACTTCAGTCTCTGATGGATCAATGTATTCCACACATGTTTTCATCCATTCATTCCAATTGCTTGTATCCTTTGGAAAATCTAG